CATTACCCTTAAATATTCAGACAAAGGATACTATCAATTATAAAAGTATTACTTTTGCAAAAAGTGAAATGAATGGCAAAATATATTGATATATCAAACTGGAAAACGCAGGTCCATGTCCATACAGGAGGTACCAGAGATAAATTTATCGCTATCTCTCCTGACGATGACAAGAAGTACTATTTCAAAACATCCATAAACAAAGGATTCAAGAATTACAAATATGAGTTTTGGTCTGAAGTCATAGCCTCCGAATTGGGACGTTCATTAGGGTTCAATGTCTTGATTTATGATGTCGCTTCTTTTAAAGATAAAATAGGCTGTTTGTCTAAATCTATTATCGAAGAAGATAAGGAAGAGCACCATGACGGATACCGGTACATTGTACAAAAGTATCCTGATTTCAGTGAAAATTTCAAGAAGGCACATTCTTACCAACGAATAATAAGTGCTTTGAAAAATGTACAACTGGAGAATTTGAAGAGGGATGTGATCGAGATGATCATATTTGACGCAATCATCGGAAATACGGACAGACATTCGGAGAATTGGGCACTTGTCGTAAAGAAATCAGAGTATTTCGAAGTGTTCGACAGGTTTTGCGAACACTATGAGAGGTCCAATTGGATTGTCAAATGGATGGTATTCTGTCGGTTTTTCGTCAAGTTCAAAATGACAATCCAATCGTTGAAGAAAATCATAACCCGGCAAAAGACTACCTTTTCCACTATCTATGATAGCGGTAGCAGCCTAGCCAGGGAATTGTCTGATGAAAAGGTCTGCGAGTTGTTAGCTGACGAACAAAAGATGGATCATTTCATCGAAAAGGGGAAACCTGATATTCGGTGGAATAATGAGAACCTGAATCATATAGAGTTGGTCAATACCATTGCTTTGGATGATTATGAAATAGTGCATCAGGTTTTAGAAAGGGTAAAATTACTTTACAACAAACAAATGTTACAAGATCTTGTTTTCCACATAGACAAGAATGTGCCGGAAAATTTTTCAGGTCATAAAATACCGGAAGAAAGAAAACGTTTTATAGTTAAATACATTGATTCGCGAATAAGCAAAATACTACATAGTCATGAACAGATGTTTCGATAAAATATACCTTTCGTGGAGAGTCGGGAAAGGTTCACCAAGAATCATGGTAGGTATACTGGAAGAAAAAGATTCCGGTGTGGTATTCCAATATCTGAAAGAGGGTGTGGAGAGGGCTAGGCAATATGGGTTTAGGGGTTATCCGGGGTTGGCGTTAGAACAAACGGTACACGAGAAAAACGTGTTGGACTTGTTCTCCAAACGTATCATCAACTTTGAACGGACCGACACTAAATGGCTATTGGAGTTTTGGGAGGTGGACCAATCCTTGAAGGAAGATACCCTGTATATGTTGGCCATGACACAAGGGAAAATGCAGACGGACAGCTTCGAGTTCCTGGCCTCTTTCATTCCGGACAATGGATTGTCGTTCGTCACGGATATTGCAGCAATCACACATTACGGGTTCGACCTGGATACCCTGCGCAAAGGAGATTTCCTCACCTTTAAAACAGAGCCGGACAACCCCAAAGACCCTAAGGCCGTAGAGGTCTATTTTGAAGATAAAAAAATAGGATACATCAAGAAAGGTCATAATGAGGTCTTTTTCGGCACACAGCCAGACCGTTTGACGATGCAAGTAAAAGCTATTACAAATACCCCTTCGTTTAAAGAGTTGTATGTGAAAATATCCTCATGAATGATTAGAGGCTTTTATCCCCCTCTGCCCCAAATTGTAAACAAATCCCAAAAGCCCCGGTTCCCATGAAGTGGATTCCGGGGCTTCTTTTTCCTAACACCTAATCACCCCATCCAACCAAATTTAAATTTGGTTGGGCCCAGGGAAAAACATCGTACGGGCAGAATCCAACTGTCCCCCATTTACAACAATAAACAAAAACAAACAAGACAATGAAATCAATGGATTTAAACAAACTAAAACAGGAGGCCTTCGCTATCGTTCAAGTGCATGGCTAGCACGACACAAATTACGGAAGGTGTTTTTCATAAAAAATGGGGAACATATTTCTCTTCTTATATATATTAGTTAAAAATGAGCATAAAAGAACATTCTTGTATTATCTGTAATAAAAGGACTGTATCTGTGATCAAAACAGAAGAAGGGTATATTTGTTATAATTGCTACTCTGATAAAAAGAACCCTCCAAAACAAAAACAACACCATGATAACGAAGAAGCTCGGATTCAGTCGGAGTTTTTCAGCAAGGTTCCTTTATTCTTTCCTAATTTGCCGGATCGACTTCTTTTTGCAGTCCCGAACGGTGGCAGCCGGCATAAAATAGAAGCGGCTAATATGAAGCGCCAAGGTGTTAAACGTGGAGTGGCCGATGTAATCCTTCAGATACCGAAAAAGGGATATGCTTCTCTTTGTCTAGAGTTCAAGACATCTACAGGTAAACAGTCTGCAGAGCAAAAGGAATACCAACGCCAGGTTGAAATGGCGGGTAGTAAGTATGTGATTGTTCGGAGCGTGGAACAGGCTATCCAGGTTATGCAGCAGTATCTGTTATAATTATTACATATATATTGATTTTTAGGTTCTGATTATTTGTGGAAAATTTAATAAATCGTATATTTACCCGATAACATTTAAATCTAAGCAATATGGCAAAACGAAGTAATCCTATAAAAGCATTAAAAGTAAAGATTATCAATATAGTACTGTACCCCGAAGAAGCTCAAAAGACTGAGAATTATATTGAATATTTTAAGAAGATATTTGAAGATAAGATAACAGTTAACACTTATGGTGATAGATATACAAGAGTTCAAACTTATTATACAACAGATGATGGTAATGTTATTTATGGAGCATTTGCAAATGCAGCTTTTTTGATCCAGAGGCCCCCGCTTTAGATAGTGATACAAACGAAGTGGTCCCTTCTGGTGCTGATCCTAAAAAAGGACTTGGATTAAAGACTTGGGAATATTATTTTTTCTCAGAGTACCATCGACTTGTTTTCTTAGATAAAGAAACCTCCGGTTCTCAAATACTTGATTTCTTGAATAGTGCTTTAAATCGTTTTCTGGATAAGGATGACTATCAAGTTAATACAGAAAAAGATAGAGAACTGATAGATCGAATTATTAAATCAACATCGTTGTCTAAGTTAAAGGTGGTAGTGTCCTATTCTAATAATGACAATAATAAAGGATGGAAAAAACTAATAGACGATCAGTTAAAGAGAAGTAGACCTAAAAAGGCTGTGCTTGATTTGAGTGGTTCAAAGAAAATTCCTATTGATGTAACTAGAAGTGAGATGATAACAGGTTTTGTAGAATTAAGCGCATCGAATGGATATGTAGAAGCAAGCGAAATAGATGAAAAAGGAGTTATTCATCCTATTCGGACAATAGATCATCCAATGGTAAAGGTGGTTGAGTTTATTGACAGTCCTATTTCTGCATTGAAAAAAATGATACGTTCTATTGCTGGATTTGGAGAAAAAACATCTGAATAGATGTTATATATTAAAAGAAACTGATTTATGAAGACTATTTATTATCCGGGATGGGGAGTTGTCTGGAAGATATATTCCAGAGAGAACTTAAAAAAATCTATTTGGTTACCGCTGGTTTTAACAGTAGTTTCTTTTGCTATCTGTTTCTTTTCGGGAAAAGCTTCTTTAGATTTAATAGAGTATGTTGCTTCGACAATTCTATCTGTGGGTCCAAATATGCTTGGGTTTACTTTGTCAGGCTATGCTTTAATGATGGGATTGAGCAACTCTGAGTTTGTTCGAGGATTGATTAATTTCAAGGAAGAAGGTAAAGATTATTCTTTATTTCAGTCTTTGAATACGATTTTTGCAGTTGTTTTGGGGATGATGTTTTTGACAACTATTGTAGGCGCATTTGCCTGTATTGTTGTAAAAGCAGAAATATCGCTACCTGAAGCTTGGAGCAGTTTTATAAATGCATACAATTGGGTATGTTTATTTGTTCTGATGTTTTTGATGTATTATACGATTAATGCAATAAAAGATGTTGTAATCAATATCTTTAATTTTGGTCAGTATGTGCAGGTATATGCAGAAAAACAGAAGATGATGAGATAAATGAAAAAGGCTTCGAGTAGGATCCTTTGATGTATAAGTGATTTAAACTCTTTTTGTTTTTTAATCTTTATCTATCAGAATCGCCAAAAGAAATGGCAGAATTAATGTAGAAGTAGAGGGAGGGGAGAATGACAGAATTATTCTCTCTTTTCCTATAATATATAAAAAGATATGGCTAGAGGTCGAAAAAGTTTATTTCGGGAGGAGTATATTCAACTAGCGGAGAATTATGCTTTGTTAGGAGCTACCGATGACGAATTGGCTGATTTTTTTGGTGTATCAAAGCAAACTCTTAACAAATGGAAGAAAGATTATCCAGAATTCCTTGACTCCTTAAAAAGAGGAAAGGATATTGCAGACTCTAATGTTGCTTCGAAATTGTACAACCGCGCAATCGGTTACGACTTCGAGGAAACACATACTGTCTGCAAGAATGGCTTGGTTGTAGGAGAGAAGCATATCAAGAAGCATCAGCCGGCAGATACAACAGCAGCGATATTTTGGTTGAAGAACCGGCAACCGGAGAAGTGGCGCGACCGGAAAGAGTTGCAGATTGGTAATAAGCTGGGCGATGACCTGGAGAGTATGACAGATGAAGAGTTAAGGGCTATTATCCATGGCGAAAAAGAACAATCGGGAAATATTAATACAACAGGCGAAAGCGGCAATATTACTGAGGAGACGGGAGGCGAATAATGACTTTTGGTCATATTGTCTTTACCATGATCCTAAGTTCTTTGCCAAGCGACTATTCTTGAAGAAGGTCGCTGATGCTTTTACGCGGGTGTACGAGTCATATATGGCTGGTATCATCCGCCGGCTTGCTGTGTCTATGCCTCCGCGAGCCGGGAAGTCATATATTTCGTCGTTATTCATTGCCTGGATGCTTGGCCATTTCCCGGAGGAGTCAGTAATGCGTAACTGCTGCTCCGATACGCTGTACAACAAACTGTCCTACGATACCCGTGATATTGTCCGCTCTTCCCGGTTCAAAGAAGTTTTTCCGGATGTAAAACTACGTGGTGATAAACAGAACGTGCATGGCTGGAGCTTGGAAGCTGCCCGGCAGGTGAGTTACTTCGGGGCTGGTGTAGGCGGTACGGTAATCGGTTTCGGTGCGTCTATGTTGGCCATGACCGACGACTTGTATAAGAGTTTGGAAGATGCACTATCTGACACCAATAACGAAAAGGTCTGGTCTTGGAAGCAGGGAACACATGATTCTCGTATCGAGGGAAACTGTTGTTCAATCGACATCGGTACCCGCTGGTCGGCTACGGACGTTCTTGGTCGTATGGAGGAAATGGGGAAGTATGACGAGATTATCCGTATCGCAGCCCTGGATGAGAACGACCGCTCTTTTTGTGAGGATGTACATACGACAGAGTATTACCATGAACTACGAGAGGAAACGGACGATTCCATCTGGTGTGCCGAGTATATGCAGGAACCGATCGAGGCTATTGGGTTGTTGTACCCTAAATCAGAATTAAACCGATTCAAGCTGGCAGATATAGAAGGTAAGCAACCGGATGGTGTTATCGGTGCTACCGATGTGGCAGACGAGGGAGACGACGATTTCTGTGCGCCTATTGCTAAAGTATTCGGTACGAAGTATTTCATTACCGATGTGCTGTTTACGAAAGACAATGTCGAGATTACCGAACCGAAGCTGGTTTCCTTGATCCTTGATACCCGTTGCGACAATATGCGTATCGAGAGTAACAATGGTGGTCGTTTGTTCGCCCTCAATGTCCGTAAGGCTGTAAAGGCAAAGAATGAGAAATGTATCATCCAGGCGAAACCGACAACAGCCAATAAGGATACACGTATCTTGTTGAAGTCTGGTTGGATTAAGAAGCATTGCTATTTCCTGGAAGAGGGCGAGTATAGGAAAGGTTCGGATTACGATCGGTTTATGAAAGCGCTTACCGGATATAAGAAAGAAGGTGGCAATAAGCATGATGATGCGCCGGACGGCATGACGATCCTTGCCGAGAATGTAGAGTTCATCGGGTTGTGCAAGGCTAACTCTGTACGTCGGGTAGCAAGGAGTAGATAATTCGATTTTATAAAATTTTTCCGAGGGGATAATTTTATAATTCAAAATTATCGCTACTTTTACTTCCCAATGTAGACAAAACGAAGATGATATCACATAAACAATATGAGTTTGCGCAAGCAAGAATAGAGAAACTGTTACCATTGGTGGATGATAATACACCTGCAAACGATAGAAATGCAGTTGAACTTATGATGATGTCAGATATAGTGATTGCTTACGAGAAAGAACATTATCCCATAGGTAAGTCGGCTGCGATTAAATAAAAACGTGATCATTTAAAGTGATTGCGCTTTTTCGTTTTATATTTTAGCATAAAACAATTATGCCAAGTATAAACGACATCCTTACAAATGAAGATTTTGGGCAGGTAGTTAGTACGCTATGTGTCGATACGATAGAATACCGAGAACCAAGAGAATATTACAACGAATATAATGGCGAACGTCGGAGACGTAAAACCTCTGTTGGCTGGCGTGAGCCTAAACGTTTAGAAGTCTATTCGGATACTTTGGTGGATAAAAATGGTGAACCAGTACGCCTTCCTGATAAGATCGTAGATGTGGCCCGTATCGTAACCAACTTTCCGAAGAAGGAGGTGCGTACCTCTGTCGCTTTCCTGTTTGGCGGGCAAATGACGATTACCGGAGCTGATCAGAACGATGGTTTCCAAGAGTTCAAACGTGTATGGGAACGCCGATTGAAGATGCAATCCGTTTTGAAGTCATTTGCACGCAAGGTGCTTTCTGAAAGTAAGGCCGCTCTTGTGTTCTATCCGTATATATCCAAAGGATTAGACGGCAAATTGATTACGGAGTTGAAGGTGAAAACGCTCTCTGTTCCCCGTAATGAAAATACTTTATCTGAATTTTATCCCCATTTCGACGATAATGATGATATGGATGCCTTTATCCATCGTTATCAAGTAAATTCTAATGGTATGATCCGGAACAGCTGTACAATCTGGACGGCAGATAAGATTATTACGGCTATCGATGAAATGGGCGGCTGGGTGATAAAAGAGGTTCCCAATCTATTCGGGAAGATTCCGGTTGTGTATGCCGATGTATTCCAACCTGAATGGGATGAAGTAGCGCTTCTGATGGATGCTCGTGAAATGCGTATTTCTCGCATGGTGGATACAAATGATTACTATGGTGATCCGATGTTGAAAACATTCGATGTGGCTGACTTGCCGACTAAAGACACTGTCGGAAAAGAATTGTCTTTTACTTCTAAAGTACATCCGGAAACGCAACAATTGTATCATGGCGATGCGGAATATCTTACTTGGAACGGCTCTCAGCCATCTGTGGATAAAGAGTTGGAAGAAACCAAATGCGAGCTGTTTTCCGGTACATCCACGCCGGATCTTTCCTTTGACAATTTGAAAGGTATTGGCAACCTGTCCGGTGTTGCCCGTAAATTCATGCTGATGGATGCCACTATCAAGGCGAGCGAGAACATGGAAACGTTCGGTCCGGTGGTTCAGCGTTGCGTGTCGGTCGTGTTGGCTGGGATATGCAATATTACCAACATCAAGTACCGTCCTCAATTGGTGAACAACCTGATCGATGTGGAATTTGGTTCCATTTTGCCGGAAGATTTGGCTGAAACCCTGCAAACCTTATCTATTGCCAATGGAGGCAAACCGATTAACGCTCAGCGCACGGTTACGGCTCATTCTCCGCTAACAGAAGACTTGGACGAAGAAATGAAGCTGATGAAGGAAGAGGAGGATACGGCTGCGCAACGTAATAACATGGTTGGTCTGACAATGGGATATGGAGAATGAAAGAACTATCATTTCATGAGCGACAATTCCTGCAACGTCTGTTCCGACAACAAGGCAGCATAAAGTATTCGTTTGACGAGTTTGTTCGTAGGGTAGGATCTCTTCTGGCTAAATGGTCGGATCATGGCGGCGACCGTGTATGGATAGGTAATGCTACTATTGAAAAGCAAATAGAACGTCTGTTGGATGATTTACACACGCAGCTCGTAAGCAATATATCCAATACAGTTACCGATGTATGGAATTTAGGCAATAGGAAAGCGGATGAACTGGTAACGGGCTATATTAAGGATATGGCTATCTCCACTACGCTAAGGGAAAAATTGTTTTCCCGGAATGCCGATGCACTGAATACTTTATTGAAACGTAAAGATGAATTTGGTAAAACCATATCCTCCCGTGTTTGGGATATAACGGACGGGGCTATGGATAATCTGGAATATTATCTTTCTTCGGGTTTATCTTCCGGCCGTCCAGCCGCGTTGATCAGCCAAGATATACGG